TCGTTATTGATGATCCACACCGCGTTGGTGAAGGAGCCGGGCGGCAGACGGGCGATCATCTTGGCCAGGTTCTGCGGCACCAGCGTTTGCGTCGCCTGGCCCGACTCCTTGGCGACGGTGACGATGGCACCGGCATTCATGCACCCAACCGGCACGCCGTTGCCGGCACCGAACAGGATGGACTCGTTGGTCTTCCAGCGAATCGAAAGCGCCACCTTCTCAGGCAGGTACGTGGTCAGCGCGTTGGCGTCGTCCAGCAACTCGTCGGTGGTTGGCACCAGCGCCATCAGTTTCTTCAGGCGCAGCGTGGCCAAGCCCAGAACCGGCTTGGTGGCGACGGCCGAGGTCGCCTCACCCTGCCAGTAGGCGCGAATGCCGTTGGTGCCCCAGGGCGTGGTCTCGTCCTTGGGGAATGCCATGCTGTTCCCGCTGATCTCGACGTTGTCGGTGAGCGGTAGCAGCGAGTCCTCGCCCAAGGACAGCTTGAAGATCTCCTGCGAGAACTGCGGCGGCACCAGAAACCCGCCGTCCTGACCAGCGGCCTCGTTGCCGAAGTTGGCCGGCGCTGCGGCACCGACCCCGCCAAGCAGGAGCCGGGCGTCGATCGACTGGCCGGGCTTGTCGGCCTGGTAGACCGCCTGCATGAATTCGCCCAGGGACCCGAAGCCGCGCTTGGGGTCGGCCTCGCGGCTGTCCGTGACGATGGGACCAATGGCGCCGGCCACGCCGATGCGGGCCTCGTCGGCGATGAGGGCGGCCTCCCGATCGACCGCAGCCGATGCGGCATCGATGCGTGTGCGCAGCGCGTCGAAGGCGCACACTTCCTCGTCGGTCATATCGCGACCCTCTCCAGCGACGCGGTCGGTGAGGCTGCGGGCCTCTTTGACCAGGGTGGACTTGCGAGCCTGAAGCTCGCGCAATTGCTTGCTCATTTTGGTTCTCCAAAAGCAAAACCCGCACTAGGCGGGTTCAATGGACGTGAAAAAGCCACCCGAAGGTGGCTGGTTTGGGTACGACCGACGGGTCGTGTCAGCTACTGGCGCAGATCAACGGAACTACGCCAGATGATTCTTTCGGGTGCAACATTCGAGTTCGCCGGCGGCCCCGGGCGACGGCGACCATTTCAGAGGGCGCCCCTTGGGCACGCACGCGGCCAGGCGCAGGTGCAGCTCCGTAGCTAACGTTTTACGGAGCTCCCAGAAGCTGTAAGGCTGCTGAAGCGAAGTCCTGAAACTCTGTCCGAAATTGCCGAACCTGAGCACTCGCAGCGATATGGTGTGTGGCAGATTCGGTCTTCGAGCTCCTCGGAATAGCGCCTACGCCATGCACTAGTAGGTTCCGCAATGCCGATACATCCTGAGCGAGCTTTGACGCACTCGCCTTCAGCGGCGAACGAAGCGACCCGGCGCTTCGGAGACCACCTTCAGCCTCCATCACGAACACAAGCATCTGAGCTATGACGTTCTCGAGCTCAAATTGAAGCTCCCACTTGGCCTCAGGGCTGGCATCAGCAAGGCAGTCCACAAACGCGTCTATTTCGCGTAGCTTCGACACGATGTACTTCTGCCGAGCCAAGAGCTGTTCGACGACGGTCGTAGTTGTATGGACGGTCTGCAAGTCCCAGCTGGAGTCCGCGAGCACATTTGCATTCGCATCGGACGCGATGTACGGCGGTGTTTCGTCAAACCTGCGCTGTGCCGTGTCATCTTTTGGCTTTCGACTAGCGCTTTCCACAGGCGAGAGTAGACGCGCATAGTCCTCCTTGCTTTTGAGAACGACTATTTTCCCGAGAGCTTCGTCGGAGCAACGAAGCAGCTCAGCAACTTCATGATCGCTCCCGTCTGCAATCATCAAGTTAGCCTGTACCTTCGGCTCGCCTCTGTCACGGTCCTTCTCTGTCGGATAAGGCACGGCAAGCCAGCGCCCATAGTCCAGTGCTGCACGCGATGCGTGAAGGCTCCCTCCAACGAGGTCGGACTGAATCATCACGACGCCCTGCGCCAATCCCGCCTGGGTCTTGTCCCTTTTTACAAACTGCTGCTTCTGAACCTCCTGTCCAAAGCGATATTCGCTTACTACGGCCCCACCGCTTTCCACAATTTCTTCCGCTAGCGCCTTGTGTCGACTGGGCGCAATGATCTGCAGGCCATGCGCAAGGACCGCGACTGTATGGGCTTTACATTCCAATGCTGTCCTATGTGCGATCGCATCGCAGCCGATTGCGAGGCCGCTGACAATGCTCCACCCTTGCTCAGCGAAGAAACTGGTGATCCGCGCTGCAATCATTTCGCCGTGTGCTGTTGGCTCGCGCGTACCGATCACAGCTACCGACCTCCCCGCATCGGGTGCAAGCTTCCCTCTCACGAACAGCAGAAAGGGGTCGTCCTTTGTACTCGCAAGGAGGCTCGGATATTCTGGATCGAGCGCCGATATAACTCGCGCTTCGTACTTCAGCGCATCTTCCAGCTGCCTTTCCGCCAGATCCCGAGCCTGGGTCCAAGCCTCTGACGTCACCGAAGCACGCGCCACCGGAGGCACGCGGTTGCCTAACTCACCTATTCCCAGCTCATGGAAATTCGGAATGGACGCGACTTTCCGCAGAGTCGCTGGCCCTATGCCCTTAAGCATAGAGAGCGACAGGAGGAACGCGGTTTGCGCAGATATCACCATTACTTCTTCGAATAGAGGTCGCTAATGTTCTTTGACATTGAGAGACACGTTACGTCATTTGCGCCAGCGTCCTTCAAGTACTGATTGGCGTAAATCAAGGAGGCCCCTGTCGTGGTCACGTCGTCGATTATCAGAAATGCTGCTCCTTGAGTAATTTGCTCCGGTTGCCTCACGTAGAGATGATCGCGGACATTCTGAAACCGTTCCAGCCGATTGAGATAATCATTGTGCTGAGATTTCACTCCGTCTTTGTACGCGAGCAGGCCGGGATGGACCGACACATTCAGCTTCTTTATGGGGTCGGTGTGAAGAGATTGGCGTAGTTGCTCTAGGAAGTTTTCCAACCGCGGTTTGCGCCCCGGACGGTGTGGGACGACGGCCACTTTGATCTGCCTGGATCCAAAGAAGACTGGATAGTGCTCTGCAATGAAGGCGCGCACAGTGGCCACCCATTCGTCAGGGAACGTGTCTGAATCCTTATTTTCCGCGATCGATCCCGTCAGTGCGTGCCACTTTCGACGCTCCTCGGTGGAGGCATAGTTCGCGAACGACCGACCGCCGATGTGAATCGGATACCTCTTCTTGACTCCCCCGGCCGCTTTCGGAATGAAATGCCCTATCTCATCGAAACGCGGGAAGCCACGTCGGTTCCCTTCGAGTAGCGCACGTTCGAGCTCTGGCAGGAAACTGTTGGGGTCCCTCAGGACCTCTAACACCTCTTCAGGCGACTTGATAATCGCGTCTGGGATGCGTTCTAGCGCGTGCCAGTGATCGTAGTTCCAGTCCGACCAGTTGTTCGCCCAGTTCGTTCTGTCGAGAGCAACGAAGCAACCGCAGTTGTAGGCCGCTCGCACGTCGGCATCGTTGTCGCCGATGAGCAAGGCTCGATCAAGATAATCGACGTCAAATTCATCCATTGCCTTGCGCGCACCGTTTCCATAAGGTTTTGTAGGTTTGACATCTTCATAGGCGATGATCGTGTCCCACTGAAAGGTGGGGTAAGCGAGCTTCAGCAAACAAGCTGCATAGCTGCGGGGCGAGCGGGTGAATATCCCGAGCTTGATTTTCGGGAATTCCGTTCTGATCGCCTCCAGGACCGATAGGGGGTAGAGCACTCTAGGGCCAACATCTCCCACTGCAGCTTTGAGCTCTTTCAGGTACTCAGGAGTGTTGTTATTCTTCCCAGCGAGCCGGACCTCCTCAAGGTCATCGGTTCGAACGAGCGTATCGTCCAAGTCAAACAGGCAAATCTCAAACATCGTCCCTCCTCCTTGGCGGCTTGCAACCGTCGGCTTTGTTGCCGAATGTTACTCGGACGCCGGGGCTCCCGCCAGAGAGGGAGATGCGTAGATCAAATGTCAGGCCGCGGCACACCGGACCTGGGAATCTTCATGGACGTTCCACGTTTCGCGCGGAAGTTGCTTTACCAGGATGTTCCTTACGAGATCGCAAGAGCGTTCCGCGCTTGCGCCAACCGGGACGCGGGGATTTTCGCGGTGGCTTTGCAATTGCGGCGCATGTTCCTGACCACCTCGTCGAACGAGGCGACGCCGTCGACCATATTCTGCGCCAGAGCCGCATCAGCTCCGAGCACCCGGCCCTGGCCCATCCCGTCGCGCACCTGTGCGATCGGCACGCCACGACCCCGGGCCACCGCCTTGGTGAAACTGGCGTAGTAGTCGTCGACGCGGGATTGCAAGAAGGCTTGGGCCTCCTCGTCCAGCGGCGCGTAGGGGTTCCCTTCCACCTTGTATTTTCCGGCCGAGATCAGCGTCGCCATGACGCCCTCGGCAGCCAGGGCTTGCGAGTGATCGAAATGAGCCTGCCACACGCCGATGGAGCCGACCTCGCCACCCGGGGAGACATAGAATTCGCTGGCAGAGCAACCGATCCAGTACGCCGCGGATGCCGCCAGGCTGTTGGCGATGGCCACCACAGGTTTTTGCGCCCGGGCGCTCGCGATCTCGTCCGAAAGCTCGGAAACGCCGTACACGCTGCCGCCCGGACTGTCGATGTCGATCAGGATCTGGCTGACCGTGTCGTCGGCCAGTGCCTGGCGCAGCGCTGATGCGAACTGCTGTGTACTGACACTCCCCGGCCCGGAGACATCGTCGACCATGTTGCCGCGCTGGGTAACCACGCCATACAGCGGCAGGACTGCGATGCCGCCACTGGAGACTGCAGTGGCGGCGTGGCGCCGTGCTTCCCGGACCTCCCGGTCGGCATCGATGCCAGCGAGCACATCCATATTGGCCGGCACGTTGCACGACCAGCGCGCCATCACGGCAGTGACCGCATTCAGGCGTTCGGGCATCAGCGCCCAGGGCGTCGCCAGGAATTCAGCGATCAGCAATTGATGGTTCATGGTGTCATCCCAAGAGAAATCAGCGATTCGTTCAGGGCGGGCTCTGTCATGGGAGCATCGCAGTCCTGGGCCCACTGCGCCACGCGGGGCAACGGAACAGCCAGTGCGTCGGCGATCAGAGCGACGTCGTTGTCCACGATCGCACCGGCGCGACTGATGCGGCGCGCGAGGCGTGCTGCGCTAGTTGCGACCAGCGCGCGGACTCGCGCCGCTGCTTCGTCGTTCTCCGGTGTGGCTTCCTGCGCCGGCGGCGCAGGCTGTGCCGCATCGCCTCCAAGATCCTCAGCCGCACCCTCCTCCACCATGTTCAGTGGTCGCAGCGGCTCATCCAGTCCGTCCAGTGGGTTCAGGTTCTCCGCGATACGCGCTTCGTTGCGGGTCAGCCAGCCGTTCTGGATTCCGCTCTGGTAGTAAGTAGATCGACTGGCCGCATCACCGCGCATCAGGTTGGAGAAGTCAAACTCCACTTCCAGCTCGTCGCCATCGAACAGCAGCTCCGCCTCGATGCTGGCTTCCCACCTCTCGGCCCATGGGGTCATCGTGTGCATGACGAACTCAAGGCTTTGCTGCTCGATGTTCGAGAAGGTCGCGCGCTCCAGGTCCGCGATCATGTGCGGCGGCACCCGAAACAGCCGGGCGATATCGGTGATCTGAAACTTTCGCAGCTCCAAAAACTGAGCATCCTTGTTCGTGACGCCCACCTCGTGAAACTTCATGCCGTTTTCCAGCACGAGCACCTTGCCCCGGTTGGCACCGGACTGCGCGGCCTGGTAGGACTCGCGAAACACCTTCTTGGCCTCGCTGTCCTTGAACGATCCCGGAAACTCGATCCAGCCGCCAGTAGGCTTGGCATCGTTGGCGAAGAATCGCGCGCCGTAGTCCTGCGCCGCCAGCGCCATGCCCAGGCTCTCTCGTGCCAGATCGATCGGGCTCATGCCCATCAGGCCGTCTGAGGACAGGCCGCGCAGGTGCCACACCTCACCGCGCGGCACGATCGTTTCGACACCGAGGCGGTCCGTCACCCGGTAGCGGTAGTCACCGGCAGGGGTCAACTCCATCTTGATCCGGTCCGGATGGATCGGCACCAGTTCCAGGATCTCCCCCCGGCTGTTGGCCACGATCCGGTTGTAAGCATTGCCGCGCAGCGCCAGATGGCCCTGCAGCATCTCGCGCCACTCATACGGGTTCTGGTACCGATTGGGTCGTTTGGCCAGCAATCGGTACAGCCAGTGGTCCGTGACCTTGTCCTTGCCCCCATCGGAGCGCTGACGGTAGAGGACGAATGGCAGGGACGCCATCGTCTCGGCCAGGATGCGCACACTGGCATACACCGCGGCCACGCGCAGCGCGTTGTCCGCCGACACCCGGATGCCACTGGAGGTGCGCACCGAAACCGGTTCGAAGAAGAAATCCCCCCAAAGCGAGCGGTCCTCGCTCGACGCCATCCAGCGCGTCAGGAAGCTGAACATGCCCATCAGAGCATCACCAGTTCATAGTCCGCGCCCAGCACGACATTCGTGCCCGGGGTGATCGCGCGCGAGAGGCCCATGATCAGTGCCACGATTCCATCGATCTTGTTTTCCGGGCGCTCCTTGCGCGGGTAGATGTTGTCCTTGGCGTCCAGGTGCGCCACCACATTGCTGGCCATCCATCCGAGGACCGGGTCGCCGTCGTGAATCAGCTTTCCTTGCAGGACCAGCGCCTCCAGGGTCTTCATGGGCTCGCTGAAATTGAGCACCGTGGGGCGCACTTCGATCATTGGTAGGCCCTCGGCCAGCATCCGGGTTGACAGTTGCGTGGCCTGGAAAGGGTCGAACGCCACAGCCTGCACTGCAAAGCGCGAGGCAAACTCGATCAGGTCGGCCTCGATCCAGCCGAAATCGATCACATTGCCGGGGGTGACTGTCAGCCTTCCAGCCCCCATCCATCCGCCGTATTGGCTGTTGCCGTTGGCCTGCACCGTGTCCTCGGGCAGGTAGTAGCGCCCAAACACGGCAAAACCGCCGTCGATTTCCGGATGGGCGAACACCAGCAGCAATGCTGCAATGTCCGTCTTGCTGGCGAGGTCCAGGCCAATCCAGCAGGGCTGGCTGGCATAGCTCTCAAGGTCCAGGGTCGCATCGGCGCAGCGATCCCAGGCCCGCATGTCCATCCAGGCCGTGTCAGCATTGACCCACTCGTTCAAGTGCTTGGTCTTGAAGTTGTTCACGGCGCTGGGCATCTGCATTGCCTTGGCCTGTAGCGGGACCAGCACTTCGGGGCGCACCGAGATGCCCCAGTTGGGGTTGGCCTTGATCAGCGACTCTTCCAGCGTCCAGTCGTCGCCATCGTCCAGGCCGTAGACGATGCCGAATTGGCTGTCGTCCTCGAACACGCCGTCGAGCAGTCGCGTCACGAAGGTCCGGATCTCGTAGCAGATCCCGGATCGGTTACTGCCGGCCGTGGTGATCACCCACAACAGCGAGTTGTCGCGCTTGCCGGTCCCGGTTTCCACCACGTCGTAGACGGTCCGGGTCTTGTGGGCGTGCAGCTCATCGACGCAACCGAAGTGGATGTTCAGTCCATCTAGCGTCGAGCCCTCCGCCGACAGCGCCTCGAACTTAGAGCCGCTGGTCATCACATGGATGTTGTGCGCGCCAACCCCGACACCGAAGCGGGTTCGAAACCCGGCCGACTGGCGGGCCATGGTCTGCGCATCGCCGAACACAATTCGAGCCTGATCCCGGGTGGTGGCCAGCGAATACACCTCGGCCCCGCCCTCCCCATCGGCCGCCAGCATGTACAGCGCCAGGGCCGACGACAGCGTCGATTTCGCATTTCCGCGAGGAACTTCGATGTAGGCCCGGCGAAAGCGCCGTTTGCCATCAGGCTTGACCCAGCCGAAGACGGTGGTCAGGATGAACACCTGCCAGGGCTCCAGGTGGATCGGCTCGCCGGCCAACGGGCCCTTGACGTGCGGCAGACGCTCGATGAAGGCGCACAGGTTGTCGGCGGGTGTGAACGATTTGCCAGATCGATCGGTCAGCCGCGGATTGAAGCGGTACGGGCTGTCCTTGCCCTTGAACCGTTCCAGATCGTCCAGTTGCCGCTGGCACGCCGCACGCACCCACTTGCAGGTCGGCACCTTGCCGGCGACGGCGTCCCTGGCGTACTGGCGGGCGACCGAGGCATAGCTGCGTGCGGCCATCAGCCAGCAATCTCCGACCAGGGGTCGCTATCTTGCGGCGCGTCTGCTGGCATCGAAATGCGTGAGCGGGAAGCCGGGGTAAAACCCATCTCCGACTCATAGCCCTTCATCTCCAGCGCCAGATCGCGGATGACGTCCATCAAGGGCGAGCGCCGCAGGATCCCGCTGGGGGTTTTGATGATCATCCCGGACACACCGGCGCGGTTGATCTTGGACAGCGCCTCCCGGTATAGGCCCGAACAGTTGGCCCAGCGTTCCAGCACCGCGCCGTCAAGCGCGGAAAGCAGGCCCGGCGGCGAGTTGGCCACCGCGTAGTCCCAGGCTTCCTTGGCACTGTCCGACATGTAATCCGGCGCGGTGCACAGCACGCCCGTTGGCTTTGGCGCGCGCGGATTGGTCCGGCACTTCTGCAGCGTTCCCTTGATCTTCTTGACTGCCACCGGCAGCGGCTTACGTCCGGCCATATTCCCCTGGAAAAAAAACCTCAATTTGCACGCGCAAAAATCTGTGCTCGCGCACGCATCTTGCTTGCGCAGCCGTAGAGATTTGACCCCCCTACTCCCCGTCAGATGCGTCGGCTGCGTCGAGCGGTCTCGCCAGCAGTCTTGCGGTTGTGGCAGGCCACGCACAAGGCCTGCAGGTTGTTCCAGTCGAACCGTGCGCCGCCGTCCTTGATGGGTTGGACGTGGTCGGCGACCACTGCCGCGACAACGCGCCCGTGCGCCTCACAGCGCCCGCACAGCGGGTGCGCACGCAGGAAGGCAGCACGTACCGCACGCCACGCGGCTGACTGGTAGAAGCCGCGCTCCGTATCGAAGCCGCGCCGCGCGCGGCAGTAGTCGCGATGCACCGCAACACGGTGCGCATTGCAGTAGCCCGGCGTGGCTAGCACCGCCCCGCAGCCAGGGTGGCGACAAGGTGTCGGAGCGGAGGTCGGCATGAAGTGATTGGATTGATAGCAGTTGCAACGTCGAGCCAGGACTGCTTGGCTTCGTGATCGAACAGCGCGTTCATCACGTCACCCCATCAACCACTGCCAAGGAGCAACCAATGACACCCACCCAACTGACCCCCGCCCAGCACGCCGTCCTGGCCTACGCGATCGAGCACACCGGCGGCAAGATCGATTGGTTCCCGGACAACATCAAAGGCGGCGCGCGCAAGAAGGTTCTCGACGGACTGTTCAACCGCGCCCTGCTCACCCCTGAGGGCACCGACTGGTTCGTCTCTGACGAGGGTTACGCAGCGCTGGGGCGCACCCGGCCCGCGCCCCAGGTCGCAGATCCGGAGATCGAAGCGGCGGTAACCGCAATTGAGGCGACAGCGCGCGTCGAGGCAAAGAGGCCACGCACGCGCGAGAACAGCAAGCAGGCCAGCGTGGTCGGCATGCTAAAGCGCCCCGAGGGAGCGACCATCGCGCAAATCTGCGAAGTCACCGGATGGCAGGCCCACACAGTGCGCGGCACCCTGGCCGGAGCGCTCAAAAAGAAACTCGGTCTGACCATCGTCTCGGACAAGGCGCAGGGCGGCGAGCGGGTCTACCGGGTCGCCTGACACACAAATGATCGAGAAAGAGGCCAAGCGGCGCTTGGCTTCTCAATCGAACAGCGCGTTACTACAGATGTCGCAACGATCAACCCCAAGGAGCCCGAGATGAACACCAGCCAGCAACTCCCCGCCACCCAGAACGACGCGTGGGGCTTTTGGGGCACGATGAACGAGCAGGCCGACACCGCGTGGCCCCTGGCGATGGCCGCCATCGCGAATGCCACCGGGGAGTCGCTCGAATCGGTCCGCATCTTCCTCGACAGCCGCCATGGCCGCCACTTCGCCGATGACGTGCAAAACGGGCTGGCGCGGGGCAAGACCCTGCACGACGCGATCAAGGCGGCCACCGGGCAGTGGATGGGGTGGACGATCGGACGCCAAACCAGCAAGGACTACGGCATCCCGCGCGACCTGCCGTACCTGACTGGCTTTGTGATTCACTGCGAAATCACCGACGAGTCGCTGGTCTGAACGTCGAACGGCGCGCCATCGGCCTCACGGGTGGCCTGCTTGCCGGTGAAGTCCTGCCAGCGTTTGACGATCACGTCCACGTACTTCGGATCGAGCTCGATCAACCGAGCGCGTCGACCAGATTTCTCGCACGCGATGAGGGTAGAGCCCGACCCGCCAAACGGATCGAGCACCAGGTCACGCGTCTTACTGCTGTTGCGCACCGCGCGCTCCACCAGTTCCACCGGCTTCATCGTCGGGTGCAAGTCATTCTTGTGCGGCTTCTTGATCTGCCACACGTCACCCTGGTCGCGCGCTCCGCACCAGAAATGATCCGCGCCATCCTTCCAGCCATACAGGATTGGCTCGTACTGGCGCTGGTAGTCGGCGCGTCCCATGGTGAACGTGTTCTTGGCCCAGATCACAAACGTCGACCACTTGCCGCCAGCACCGCGGAACGCCGACTGCAGCGTGTCGAGCTCCGACGAGCTCATGGCGATGTAGACCGCGCCCTTGGTGACGTTCAGGATGTTCTGGCAAGCGGCCAATAGGAAGGCACCGAAGCTTTCCCCCATGTTGTCGTTCAGGATGGGGCGGTTCTTGCCACGCAGCTTGTCCTTGGCGGTGTTGGCGTAGTTCACGTTGTAGGGCGGATCGGTAAAGGTCATGTCGACCAGCTCGTCGCCCAGCAGCCGCTTGTAGTCGTCGGCCTTGGTCGCATCGCCACACAGGACCTTGTGGTCACCCAGCAGCCAGACGTCGCCGGCCCGCGAAATCGGGTTCTCGGTAACCTCCGGCACCTGATCGTCGTCGGTCAGCCCTTCATTGCTGGCATCCCCCGCGATCAGCGCATCCCATTCATCGGCGCTGAATCCGGTGAGGCTCAGATCGAAACTACCCTCCTTCAGCTCGGCCAACTCCAGGCCCAGCAGCTCATCGTCCCAGGACGCGTTCTCCCCAATCTTGTTGTCGGCCAGGATCAGGGCCCGACGCTGAATGTCGGTCAGGTGCGCCATCGGCACCACCGGCACCTCGGTCATTCCGAGCTTGCGCGCCGCCACCAGCCGCCCATGGCCCGCGATCACGTTGTTGTGTCCGTCGACCAGGATCGGTGCGCCCCATCCAAACTCGGTGATGCTGGCCGCGATCTGGGCGACCTGCGCGTCGGAGTGCTGCTTGGCGTTCCGGATATACGGGATCAGTGCCGCGACCTGGCGCAGTTCGATTCTGAGATCGGCAACGGAGCTATGCATCGACCTGCTCCTCGATACCCAGCCGCTGCGCCGCTACGCCTTCGAACGACTGACCGGTTGCCAAGAGCGTGATCGCCACGTCCGAGTGGTTCTGCTTGAAGCGGCGGATCGCGACGTCCACGTATTCGGGAGCAATTTCCACGGCGCGACAGCGCCGGTGCGTCCGTTGCGCCGCCAGCAACGAGGTGCCCGAGCCGTTGAACGGTTCGAACACCACGTCGCCATCGTTGGAGAACGCCAGCAGGATGTGCTCGGGCAACGCGACCGGAAACACGGCCGGGTGATCGATGTCCTCACCGATCTTGCCCTTGTGCCGCATGATGCGAATGACGCTGTCCGGGATCCGGGTGTCCTGGGTCGGCGTCCCAGCGTGGGACCAGCCACCGACCTCACCGTCTTTCTTGCGCATGGCGGTCGATGAACCGTCGGCGCGAAGGTGTGACTCCTGACCTGCATGCTTGCAGGGCACGATCTTGTTGGGCCGACGGGATTCGCGGTTGAAGGGGAAGACGAACTCGAAGCTGGGTGCCAGACGGCCGTTCCAGTCGCCCGGCATCCCGGGCCCCTGATCCCATACGTACCAGGCAAAGCGCCGCCAGCCCTGAGTACACATGCTGGCGAACCACGCATCCCAATACGGGATGACTTCGTTGTCGCGGTGAATCAGACCGAGATTTACCAGCACCTGTCCGTCCGGGGCCATGGGGAGCGCGCCGAACACGCCGCGCATCAGCCCATCCCAATCGGCGATCGCGTCGGTGTAGTCGCGCTGGCTCCCGTAGGGAGGCGATGTGAAGCACAACGTGGCGAGCTCCTGTCCCATGAGCGCTGAGATCACCGCGGGGTTGGCGGCATCGCCGCAAATCAGGCGGTGCTCGCCAAGGGCCCAGATATCACTGGTCTTGCTGATCGGCCTGACCGGCACTGCTGGCAGTTCGTCCGCCGCATCGTCAGTTTCGCCGGAACCCTCGTCGCCCTCCTTTGCCAGAAGCGAATGGATCTCAGCGTCGTCAAAGCCCGTCAGCCCCAGGGCGAATCCGGCGTCCTGCAGTTCAGACAACTCCAGCGACAGGAGGTCGCTGTCCCAGCCGGCGCGCTCGGTGAGCTTGTTTTCGGCAAGGATGAAGGCGCGCTTTTGCGTGTCGGTCAGATGGGCCAGCTCGATCACCGGCAGTTCCGTCATCTCGAGCTTGCGCGCTGCCAGGATCCGGCCGTGACCCGCGATGACGCCGCGGCGCCCATCGACCAGGATTGGATTGTTGAACCCGAACTCCCGGATGCTGGCCGCGATCTGCGTGATCTGCTCGTCGCTGTGCGTGCGTGCATTGCGGGCATACGGGATCAGTCCCTCGATCGGTCGATACTCGATTTGCAGGGGTGACATCACCGTCCAGAAAAGCGAAACCCGCCGAGAGCGCAATGCTCAGAGCGGGTTCGGTGTAGGGGGCAATCCGTGCTGCAACGCCTCGTCGGCTTTGCTTGCAAGTCTGTCCAGAAGATAGCCGAAATATTACGGGAAATTGCCGAAAGTGTTGCAGGCTTTCGCAGCACCAAAAAGGACAAATGACCCAAGCCGAGGACTTCTGCCCGATGCATTACCCCACGTGGCTCTTTGCTTTGGAGGCGTTTTACGGCGCGTGTGACTCGCATCGATCGAGTTCGAGGTGCAACACCACCATCGCTAGGGCGCTGTGCCAATGCCGCCAGGCGGTGCTGCGGTCGCAGGCAAAGCGGATCGTGATTTCCCGCCATCCGTAGCGCTGGGCTCGCATCCACACCAGGTGGCGCCGCTCCACCTCCAGCCACTGCACCCAGCGCATCGCCTCAAGCATCCGCTCGATGTCGATGGGGCTTGGCGGAAAGGGTCGATAGACCCTTTCGTTCGCCGCAGCGAAGGCTTCCCACTCCTTGCGAACGAACGGAGGCCAGGTGTTGAAGTAGCCCTGCACACGCACTGGCGGCAGGCGCCGGCCGGTGCTGGCGGCCTCCTCGAAGCGCGCGGCGACATCATCTACCGTCCAGACGCGCCGCGTTTCAGCCATGGCGCGGCCCTCCGTACAGACGTTCTCCGATCCGACGAATCAGCTGCCGCTCGGCAAAGTCCAGGCGCTCGTCACTTGCTGAGACGACCAGGATGTGCTGATCCTGCCAGCCGCGCTGCTTGACGGCGTCCAGGTCCGGCGACTCGGGCTGCATCCGGCCCAGAGGCGACGGATAGCGGGGTTGCGGGATCTTCATGCGACCTCCTGCGTCTCGATGGCCCAGTGCAGCAATGCCAGGGCGTCCGCTTCGTTGTCGTCTGCCACTGGGTGTCCCTTAGCCCGCATGGCCGCAATCACCTCGTCTTTGCCGGCGTTGCCTTTGCCGGTGGCGTGCTTCTTGATCGTGCCGACCGGCACACCCTGGTACGGGATGCCGTGGTGCTCGCACCAGGCGGTGAGCGTGGCCATCAGGCCTCCGTACACATGCGCGGCGTCCACCCCGGCATGTCGGCGCACTTCCTCGAAGTACACGGCATGGATCTGGGTCGCCGCGCCCTTGAGCTCGGTGAGCCAGCGCTTAAAGCGTAGGAACCGCATGCCGCCGCCCTCGAAGCGCTGTGGCCGCAGGCTGACAAAGCCATGGGCGACTTGCTCGTCTCGCGCGCGCAGTGCCCAGCCGGTGGTGGTGCCCAAGTCGAGGGCTAGAATCGTCGTGATCATTGTTTCAGTCCTTGTTCAGTGCGGACTGACGGATCGGACGGATCACATCGAAAGACTCCATGAGGCGCGCACGCGCACGCGCGTATAGAGAGTTGCAACGCAGTCCGTCCGATCCGTCAGACCAATGCGGTTTCATGGTTGGGTCAGTTGTCGGCGTAGGGGGTGTAGGCGGCCGTGGGCGGGTATTTCAGGCCCACGCCCTGAAATCCGCGCAGTCCCATCCCGTTGCGCCACTTCTCCAATCCCCGAGTGAGCAACAGGTCTGCAAAACGCTTTTGCGACCCCATGAACTCCCCGGCGGATTCGGCCCATAGCTTCCAGTCGGCGAACAGCTCTGCGGTCAGCGACTTGGCGTTGGCCTCGCGAACGCAGCGTTCATCCAGCCAGCGGCCCAGCGCATCTTCGGCCTCGAAGTACTCCTCGGTTGCTTCGAGGACTTGCTGCGGCGGATCGAGTCGGCCAAGCCGCTGCCAGTCGAGGCAACCCTGCACGGCCCACGCGAGGATGCCGTCGCGCTCGGCCAGCAGCTTGTGCTGCAAGTGTTTGTCGCGGCGCTCGGGCGGCACAGTGATCGTGAATGGGATCAGGTGCAGTCGCCGCTTCATCGCCTCGTCGATGTTGCGAATCGCCGGCTTATGGTTGCCCGCCACCACGAGCTTGAACTGCGGGAAAAACTCGAAGAAGTCCTGGCGCATAAAGCGCGCCGAGATCTTGTCGCCGCCGGTGAGGTTCTTGACTTTGGATTCAGCCCAGCGTCGGCCTTGCTCCGTCTCGACGGCCGCTACGAAGCGCGCGCCGCGCAGACCCGCCATATCGGTCGGGTGCCGGTCGGTGCGCGTCTCCATGAAGGTGTCCATCGGCGCGCTGGCCGCGTAATCGCCCACGATTGTGGCCAGGGTGTTGACGAACACCGACTTGCCGTTCGCGCCCGTGCCGTACAGAAAGAACAGCGCGTGCTCCTGGGTCGAGCCGGTCAGCGCGTAGCCCGCCATGCGCCGCAGGTAGGCCTGCAGATCAGCATCGCCGCCTGTGACTTCGGCCAGGAACTGCCGCCAAATCGGGCAGTCACCGCCCGGTGTGGCCGTCGTGATCTTGGTCATCCGGTCGGCTCGGTCGTTCGTACGCTGTCGGCCGGTCTTGAGATCGACCACGCCACCGGGCGTGTTGAGCAGCCACGGGTCGGCATCCCACTCGCCGGTAGTGGCCGCGTGCCTGCGATCCGCGCGTGTCAGCCGTTCGACGCCGCCGATCGTGCCGGAGCTGGCCAGCTTGGCGGCGATCTTCGGGTTGTCGGCGTGGACGGCCGCGTGGCGGCAGACGCTGCGGATCAGGTCAGTGGCCGCCAGCGTGTCCTCGGTGCGCCAGCGCTGACCATCCCACACCAACCAGCGGCCCCACGCCGCGACGTAGCGCCAGTCGCGGTGGTAGCGCCGGGTGAAGGCCAGCGCCAGCGCGTCCTCGGTACCCCACACGGATTCGTCGTTGCTGACGACCGGCTCGGTATCGTCGGCAATGTCATGCATCTGCAGGCGCGGGCCGTGGCTGAGGAACGCCGCGACGTCAAAGCCTTCGGCCACGGCGTCCGCCGCGTCCCAGCCCTCAGCCGCATCTTCGGGCGGGTACAGGATGTGGCAAGACTTCGCGCCCGCCGACAGGATGGTTTGCGCCGCTTGCACTGCGTAGTCCCAGCCCGGCTTGTCGCGGTCGGGCCAGATCAGCACCGACTTGCCGGCCAGCGGCGACCAGTCGGTCTTGTCCACCGGAGCATTGGCGCCGTGCATGGCGGTGGTGGCCACCACACCGATGGCAATGAGAGCCTGTGCGCACTTTTCACCTTCGACCAGGACGGCGTGGGCGGCCGTCGCGAGACCCGGCTGGTTGTACAGCGGCCTGGGCTGCGGCGGCGCCATCTTGCGCCGCTTGGCGTCCCACGGCCGGAACTCCTTCTTCCGGCCTGGCGGGTCGTAGCGGTAGACGACTGCGATCAGGGTACCGGCCGCGTCGAGGTAGTCCCACTTCGCCGTAGCCGGACCAAGGTCGTCGAGCGGCGCGTCTTTCTTGGGCTTGCGCACGGGAAGCGGCGGCGAGTGGCCGAGCAGATCGGCGGCCTCGACGAGCACCCGCGGGAAGTCGGTGTGGACGTTCGCCCCCAAGTACGCAGCGATCAAGGCGAAGATGTCGCCGCCCTCGCCCGTGGCACGATCGGTCCACAGGCCAGCCTTTTCGCCTTCGAGGACGACCTCGAGGCTGTCGCCGGGGCTGCCGAGGATGTCGCCGATCAGGAACTTGCCGCGGCGCTTCTTGCCTGCAGGGAACATCGTTGTCAGCACGGAATCCAACCGCGCAATCAGCTGGGCGCGGATCTGCTCGCGCTCCGACTCCCGGCTGTGCTCTGCTGTTGGAGTTGCGTCGTTGAAGTCGATCATTCGGCTTTCCCGATCGGCGCGCCTGCACCCTGGGCATCGCGGTTCCTGAGGGCTGCACTGTACGCAGCCCATGCGGACAGTTCGGACAAGCGATAGCGCACCAGACCACCCATCAGGTAGTGCGGAATCCGGTACTTAGTTCGCATCGCGTGGTCGGCGAACCAGTAGTACGGCAGGCGCAGCGCGGCGGCGGCCTGCTTGGCATCGACCATCGGTTCAATGGCGTTGTTTGCAGTGGTGCTGTCGTTCATGTTTGCGCCCTCCAGCAGCGCTCTTGCCAAGCGCAGAACTTGCACTCGAAATGTGTGGAATCGGTGAACGAACGAGGCAATAGCTCGCCGGCCTCGGTCGCGGTGATCACGCGTGCGGCCCGGTCCGACATGCGCTGAGCCAGCCCCGCGTCAAACGGGATCAACTCCGCGTAGATCTCCATCGTGTCGGCGTTCACGGCGGTGAATAGCGCCGGGTGCTCGTGCAACTCCAGGTAGCTCTGGTACAGCGCGATCTGCGCTGCATAGACCGGTTTGGAGGCGGCCAGCTTGTTCTTCTGCACGTCGCGCCAGGACTTGGCACCGAGGCACTTGTTCTCCCAAAGCGATGGGTAAGCAAAGCCCTCAGGACCGCCAATCAGCACGCCGTCGACGTGCCCGCGCAGACGCCCAACGGCCACCGAGAAGCCGAACTGATGGCCGTTGGCGTCCTCGGTTTTGAGCTTGAAGCCGGCCAGGCGCAGCCAGCGGATCACCATGTCCTCTGTGCGGTGCCCTCGTTCGAAGATGCGCAGCAGCCGCCCCGAAAAGCCATTGCCGTAGTCGACCGGCGCCTTGGCGTACTCATATTGCAGCTGCCGCTCGCAGGCGGCGCCCAGGCGTGACGCGCCCAGGTACTCGCGAACTGGCGTCGCGTCCCGCTCGGCTTCGAGCGCCTGATCCACCAGTTCCTGCAGCCGGCCGGAGAGACCGGACGATGAATTGAAGTCGATCATCGCGTCGTCTCCCAGGGCAGGTCGTCCTTCATGTCGGCGAACGGGTTCTGCTGCAAAGGAGGCGTCGGCTCACGAATCGGATCGTGGACCGGTGTCGTGCCGGCCATGCGCACAGGCGGGTACTTGCTGCGCTCATGCTGCGCGGCCATCTCGTCTACATAGGCGGTGACGATGGCGTCGATGACGGACAGCGCCTCGGCCTCCGAATAGGCCCCGAGGGGCTTGTCGAAGCCGATGGCACTGGCCGCCTCACCGAAGAACTTCAGGCACGCGCGCATGGCGGCCTGTTCCAGCGGCGTGGCGTCAACCATGGCGACCTCCGGAAGCAGACCGCTGTCCACAGCACGGGTCCATGACCCGTACAGCCGGTGAAACGCGTCCTGGCACCGGCGCGAGCAAAACACCCAGTCGATCGGGTATCGTCGCGGGTCGCCCACCCGGTGCCGATTCTCGGTATGCCCGTAGCCGCGCGCCTGACGTGAGCAGACCCAGCATTTCATGATAGGCCCTCATCACTGCGCCCACGAGGGTTTGGCGCTCACTGCCGGTTGGGCCGCGCGCGCCGGGGCGACGTAGGCGGATGCCACCGGTGCTGGCGCAGCGGGACTGCCGCCACCAGTAGGGCCCTTGTGGCCGCCCGCCATCAGTGCCACGTAGTCCTTGTGGTCCGGCTCAACGGCCAGTTTCACCACGTTGCGGTCTTCGCCCTTGGCATCCTTTTCCACATCGACGCGGGCGATGAATTCGATGCCGTCCAGGTCGGCGAAGCTGTTGATCCGTCGCGCGGCCGCGGCCTGAGGTGTGTTGTCCTGGGGATGGACGTTGCGGGCGCTATTAAGCGCGGCACGGATGAAGCTGCGACCCATCTGGCCCCAGGTCGGACCCTTCCTGGAGAACAGCCCCACGTTCGACCACATCTTGCGTTTGGCAAACGGGCCGCCAGTGACCACGAACTCGCAGGCCAGGTACACCGCGCCGGTGTCGAACGACTGCGTGGCGTAGCCGCCCGTCCAACCCTGGCCGTGGTCGTCATGGCCGCCGGGTTTGATCGTCATGCGCAGCGGCACGATGCTGCCCTTGGGGATCAACTCGAACGCGCCGTGCTGGGCTTCGGCGTCGTTGAAATCGTTCCAGTTACTGGAGGTATTGGCGTTCATGTGCATTCCTTCAAATCGATGGGTTCTGCCGTGCCGGCGCGTCCTGGCCCAGGCACTTGGCAATGAGTTTTCCGAGGTGGGGCTCTTCGATGGCTTCCAGACGACCACTGCGGTCCTTGGATGGGTAGCCAAACGGGTTGTCGGCGCGGGTGACGAAGCCCCGGTAGCTGGTGCCGTCGTCGGCCTTCAAGACCGCGAGCGTCACGACTTCATCAAGCACACCGGGCAACTCCAGCGCGGTCTTGCTGCCTTCCAGTTGCAGCTGGAAGTAGCGCCGGTTGAAGTCGTCGGTCTTTTCCTCCAGGATCGCGACGTAGATGACGTGCTTGTCCCGGACATGCTGCAGGTGCGTGAGCGCCGTGATCATTTCCTGGCCCAGCAGGCCGTAGGCACCCCGGTTGTCCGGCTTGCCGGTTTTTTCGCTGAGGGCCTGGGGCTGGGTCTTGCACCAGGCAAAGCACAGACGCGAGAGCACCGTGAGGCTGTCAACGAAGTAGGTGTCGTACTTGGCCAGCTGCGCCGGGTCACCGAACCTGGTGCAGACATGCTGGAAATGCGGCTCGGAGAACGCCTGCTCGGCACTCGCGGTCGGCATGGGCCCGGCCAGGAACACCACCAGATCCCGGAATTCGGGCCAGGTGCGCGGACGCACCGTGTCACCGGGCCAGTCCCGCACCGACAGGTCGCCGGCCTCGAGATCCACAAATAAGGTGGTGCCAGCGGGCAGGGTCTTGAGTTGCGTGGTCTTGCCCACGCCCGGGAATCCGACCAGCCCGACCTTGGCGCTGTGGCGCTCCTTCAGCCGTTCTTCAGCGGAGATGATTGGCAGTGCCATTACGCCACCTCACGCATCATTTCGGTCACGGCCTGATTCCAGAGGATCTGGTAGCCGGAGTGCCCGTTGCGTGAGAACGGAAGTGCCTCGGCCCAGGCCTTGCCAGATTCGGTGAGCTCCCACTCGTCGCGGTCGTTCTTGAACTGCAAGCCCTGGGACTGCAGCCTCGCGTTCACGGCGCGCGCCGACATGCCGACCCGTTCCCCGACTTGGGTGGGATTGAGGCTGCAGATCGGCTCATTGGCCGCCGGCAGCACCTTGCGCAAGGACTCGATCACCAGACCTGTGTTCTCGTAGATCACGATCAACGTGGCCGCCATCGCGATGCCGGGTTTGACGCCCGGGATCCTGGTGATCGCCTCGCCGATCGACAGGATGGCGTTAACGCGGTCCTGCGTCGGCGCCGGCAACGCGGCCACTGACCCGGCCGACGCATATGACCCGGTCTTGCGGATCGAGGGCAGGACCTCGTGGGTGACCCAGCGCTTGAACCGCTTGGCTTCGGGCTTGCGGCTGCCGAGCACGAGGTTGAAGAGGCCCGACTCGTTGACCACCGACATGTCCTGGTTTCCGCCAGGGGTGGGAATTGAATTCCGACCCTTTTCGTCGTCGTCCAGGCGGGCGATCGCCTTGTGAGTTTCCGGCAGATCAAGCGCTGCACACACGTCGGCTGCGACGAACCAGGGCTCCAGGTGAGCGTCCATGACCATGCGCACGTTGTGAGACTCGAAATTGAAGGCGACGAGCTGATTCATTTCGTCACCTCGGACGCGATCGCGCCAACGGTGTCTGCACCCAGGCAGCCACGATCGCGGGCAAGGGTGTAAAGACTTTCCAGCGCGCTGCGGCGACGATGGATGGCGCTACCCTCGGCGCTGAGCGTCTGAATGGCGAACGCCACTTCGTCCAGGGTCGCATCGAGCAGGGGCTTGTCGATGGCGTTGCCGTGGCGGTCCTGGTAGCGCAGGGTGGTGGCCAGATGCTCGCCGGCATAGGAGCCGAGCTTGCCTTGCAGAGATTGGAAGAGGGTTTTCATGCGTGGTTCTCCTGAGCCAGGGTGAGCCAGTAGCTCGGTTTGCCGGGTTTGACGGTGCGGGCCTGCGCGAACTGCTCCTTGAGCGCCGGTGGCCAGTTGTTGAAGCGCGATTCCGAGACCGAAAGATCGACGTCCATGTAGTCCTGGACGCGCTCGCCGCCGGCGACGATGCGCTCAGCGATGGCGCCCAGCTGCCTTTGGTCCCAGCTGACCCGTTTGGGTAGCTCGAACTTGATCCGCAGTGGTCCATCGGCGAGGTGGGTCGTGCCAACGTCGCGGCCGGACTCGGTCAGATCCTTGCGCGCTTGTTCGCCGTAACGTTGTTCCAGCGCGGCATCGACCTTCGTGCGAGCCTTTTTGGCCCAGTCGATGAGTTGGTCGAGATTGGTGTCGACCTCGTGAAGCTGGAGATGCGGCAGACTCGCAAGTTGGCCGACAGACAGCTCATTGAGTTGCACAGGGAAGACAGTCAGGTCATTCACGGCCTGCTCCCTCACGCGTAAGCCCGGGCGGAAGTCGAGTGGCGCGAAACGCGCCGCTCGAAGGCTTCCACTTCGGGGATCAGGTAGGTGACGCGCGCCCCGAACTTGCAAAATACGGGGCCGAGCTGCTCCTGCCGCCAGCGGCGCAGGGTTTTGACGGAGAGCCCCCAGCGGGTAGCGAGCTCGTTTTCGTCGAGGGCGATGCGGGGAACACCGTCCGAGTTGGGCCGGGGAAGGTTTCGGCTACGTTGGACGGAGGGGACTTGGCTTTGCATTGGGAGCACTCCTTTTGTTGAAGTGCTCCCACTGTCTTGCAGTAGGGCCTGCGATATTTCGCAGCTTTCCCGCAGAAATCACGCAGAAATTACATAACCGGTTGCCTCAGGCGATTTCAGGCGCGGTAGAGGTCGCGACCGTGCCTTGGGCGGCCTCCTGATGATCGGGCGTGCCTATGTTCAACTCCCACAACCGCGGCCTGTCATTGCCGTCGGCACCACGAAAGTAGGTTTGCCATTCCGGCGCGCCGCGGAAAAGCTCGGCCATCGCCCGGAACTGGACGCCGGAAGTCGCCTCAATTTGCGGCCGTGTCCACTTTCTCCGCCCGGATTCCCATCCGTTGACAAAGACCTCGACCACATCGATCCATTCCTTCTTCGTCAACGTCCACGGGTCCGGCCACGGGCCAATCAGCATGCCGCTGCGCGCATCGTCCTTGATCAAGCGCGGTACATCGATCACGACAGCTGTGCTCTGGCGGCGGCGCACCTCCCCGTCGACCCGGGACAGGTCAATGGAAACATGCCCATTGGCGCTCTGTACCAAAGTGTCCAGTGACACAACGATGCCGGGGCCCAGGAATCGGCGGGGCAAGCCTGGCGTGGTGGTCAACACAATGGCCAAACCCAAATTTAACTGCCGCAGTTCGGTGTCCATCTTGTCTGCGTGCTTCGGATCCCAGAGACGTGACACGAGCGCCACGGGCAGACGCTGATCGCCCATCCTGTGGTTGCCCAGCACGTAAGGCTCGTGAGCATCGACGGTCAGGGGGATGTCGACCAGTTGCTGCCTGAGCAGTTGGTCGAGCCGTTCACGCAGATAGGACCTCTCGACCGAGTAGTGACACAAGTCACCCTCGGCGAGCTCAAAGCGTTCGCCAGTGAGGTCGTCCTGCGCCCACGTGTTGGTGCTGTTGGAATTCACCTTGAGGCGGCGGAAGCCCGGCTGTCCTTCCTCGTCTTCAACGGGAACGGTGATGAAGTCGCCAAGTGCTTTCTTCTTGAGCAGTCCCTTGCTGACGAGATCGGCAGCTGGTAGGTCGAGCGTCGCCAGCAAATGGCCGTCGACCTCGCCGATGGCAAGATCTAGCAGCTTCATTTCGGAACGGAATAGCGCCAGATCGGCTCCAACCTTGGCCGGCTGCACCCGTTTCATGACGGCCAGCGAAGTCAGGATGTCTTCGCCACATCGGCGCATTCGAGGATCGGGCAATGTCAGCAGGTTGCAGGAGCCGCGCTGACCCACAGTGATGTCGAGCGCTCGCGTGTCGTCCTCGCCGTCAAGGCGGATCACGAACGACAGCTTCACTTCCAGCACGGAGCGGCAGGTCGACAGCGGATTGCGGTCACCGAAGTGCAGGTCGGACACACCCCAGACGTTCTCGCCGTTGGCCAGTGCCAGCGTGACACTGTGGCGCGTGTGGCCAAGGGAAACTGACAACGAAGATATCCAAGCGTCCAGGATCACCGCGCCGCTGGCTTGCGCATCCCTAAGATTCACCGGCTGCTTGAACGTGGCCAGCTCGTAGTTGACCGCGTCCACGGGCTGCTTCGAGAGGGGTTTCTCGAAACCGATCGCGGCGAAGCGATCCGCGAGGCGTTTGGCAGTGCTCTGCTTGTCGGAAAGTACATGCACCTTGTTCTCGACCGGGTCATACACGAGTGTCGCTTCGAGCGCGGGCGTGAACAGGAATAGGTCACGCCGCCGATCCTTCATTTGGCGCAGCAACTTCATCTTGCCTGGGTGGTAAACGACCACATAGTGCAGCTTGCGCTTGGCGGATTCGTCGCCGTCGTCCATCTCGAAATGGATGACCTCGCAGCTCTTCTTGGACTCCTCGTCCAGGCCCAGAATCTCGCCGACTCCTTCGTGCAATTTGTCGGCGACCGCCTGCGTCCACTTGAAGTCGCGACAGTCGCCGTCGCGCACCGTGAAGCCCTGGAACTTCTTGTGCCCGTGGAAGTGGTGGGTCAGGTAGATCGTCTCGATCTGATCGAAGACGCGCGGTGCCTTCACGCGCAGCCAGATCAGCCGCGTCATCGCGTCTGACGACCGCTCAAACGTTCCGAGCTCCGGGTGCTTGTCGAACTCCAGTTCCCCGTAGGCGTGCTCCAGCATCTCCTCGGTGCGGAAGCGCACAAGCTGGAGCAGCCGAACCGCTTCCTGGTCGGCGATGGTGATGTCCTCGCGCTTGACCGTGGGGATGCATTCGAGCAGTTCCGCGCGGGCTTGATGTTCCGGCTTGGACGTATCGAGGACGCCAAGGAATGCGAACTTGTCGACCTGCGCCAGCAGCAAAAGTGCCGGCGGCGTCGACGAGTTGATCAGGTCGGCGACGTGCTTGCTGTTTTTTTGAGACTTCTTGGCCACTCGATGCTCCTTAGGTGTCAGTGCAGTTTGGGCAGTTCCTCACGCAGCCGCTGCCAAAACGCCTGGACGATCACCACGGAGGCGTCATCCGGATCTTGCTTGCCCGTGGCCGCCAACAACTCTGGATTGCCGTGCCACAGGCCGAGGTTGTTGCGAATCCACATTCCCAGACCGAAGTGCAACGAGATGAGGTCGTCTTCAGTCATCGCTGCAATCTTGGCTTGTTCGCTGTCCGGAACCATTGCCTGGAGCAACCGGACCGCAGCCTCGGGACGGTGAGTGGCAGATCTTCAGCCACCGCGTCGCCCCTTGCGCCAGTCCCACGGCGGTGTGGACTGCGCGTCGGACCAAAGTCCCGCACGCCGAGCAATTGCATCGCGTTCGGCCGATTCGTACCGCGAGGCGTCGCCTGTTGCCTGCTCCTTGGCGTACTTGCGGTACCACCACGCGAGTCCAGCCGAAATCTGGCTAAGGCCCGCGTCGAGGGTCTTGGAGCAAATGTCCATGCGGCAGTCGCGCTCAGCCACCATCACCTTGCCGACGATTCGCTGGTAACGGTCATGCTTTTTCCACAGGACGTCGACCTCTTGGCCGAACACCAGTCGCGACATGTGTTCCTTGGACCGATGGCCGAAGGGCTGCCCTTTCTCGGGTGCGTCAATGCCAGAAACTCGAATTTTGTGGTGCACGCGATCGCCGTCAAGCACTGTGATCGTGTCGCCATCACTCACGCCGACAACCTTGCCGGTGACCACGTCCGCGACAAGCGGGCCGGCGCATAGCAGCAGCGCCGAAAAAATGAACGCGACCCGATTCGCAGCCATTGTCCTCCCTTGCCCTCTATAGCCATCCATTTCGGACGTTTGGACACATTATCCGTGACGATTGCAATTGCTCGAAGCCGTCATGAACAACATCGAACTCGCATCTCCATCGGAGATGAACGCCCGCGCCCGCGCAGGCGAAATCGTCGCCATCCTCGCGGCCGCCATTGTCCGAAGTGTGGTCGCCAACCAGTCAAATCTAAGAGAAGTTGGCCTTGGCTTTCCGCCCGACCAGAGCGTTCATACAACCCCCTATCCACAGGAGAAGTTGTGATGAACGAAAAACAAGCATCGATTGCCGCGCGGATCGCGGAACTGTCGACGCTGCCAATGCCCGACTTGTGGTCACGCTGGGATCGGTACTTCACCAGTCGCCCAATGAATCCGAATCGGGCGTTCGTCGAGTCCCGCATCGCATACAAGCTGCAGGAGGAAGCCTTTGGCGGGCTTGCCCCTTCCACGCGCCAGCGCCTCGAAGCCATTGGGGCAAAGCACTCGAAAATCAAGCTGCGCGCAAAGCCGCGTGATTTCAACTTTGCGCCGGGCACGATCTTGCTGCGTGAGTGGGGTGACCGGGAGCACAAGGTGGCGGTCACCGCAGAGGGGCTGTTCGAGTACGAGGGCAGCGCCTTCAAGAGCCTGACCGCCGTGGCGCGGCACATAACCGGCACGCACTGGTCGGGGCCGCTGTTCTTCGGACTGAATGGCAAGGCAGGTGCGCAATGAGCGACGCCGCACAGATTGCCTCTCCCAAGGCGCGCAAACGCTGCGCGGTCTACTGCCGGGTGTCGTCGGACGAACGGCTTGACCAGGAGTTCAACTCCATCGATGCGCAGAAGGAGGCTGGCCACGCCTATGTCGCCAGCCAGCGAGCCGAGGGCTGGATTCCGGTGGCCGACGACTACGACGACCCCGGCTTCTCCGGCGGCAACACGGATCGGCCTGGGCTGAAACGCCTGATGGCGGACATCGAGCGCGGCCAGATCGACATCGTGGTGGTCTACAAGATCGACCGCCTGACGCGCAGCTTGGCCGACTTCTCCAAGATGGTGGAGGTGTTCGAGCGCCACGGCGTGTCCTTCGTGTCGGTCACGCAGCAGTTCAACACCACCACCTCGATGGGACGGCTGATGCTCAACGTGCTGCTGTCCTTCGCCCAGTTCGAGCGCGAGGTCACCGGCGAGCGCATCCGCGACAAGATCGCCGCCAGCAAGCGCAAGGGGATGTGGATGGGTGGCGTGCCACCACTCGGCTACGACGTCGAGAACCGCCTGCTGGTCATCAACGACGCGGAGGCGGCGGTGGTGCGGCGCATCTTCGAGGAAATGCTCACCATCGGCTCGCCCACCCAGATTGCCGCCAACCTGACGCTGGATGGCATCACAACCAAGGCGTGGACGACGCAAGACGGCCAGACACGGGCGGGCGCGCGCATCGACAAGAAGTACCTGCACAAGCTGCTGCGCAACCGCATCTACCTCGGTGAGTTGTCGCACAAGGGGAAGTGGTACCCCGGCGCTCACTCCGCGATCATCGATCCGGGCCTGTGGGGACGAGTTCACGAGGTGCTGGCCAGGGACGGCCACGCCCGGTCGGTGGAAACCAAAATCCGGTCGCGCACCGACGCTCTGCTGCGCGGTCTGCTGTACGCCCCATCGGGCGAGCGGATGTACCCGACCTATTCGCGCAAGAACGGGCGCAAGTACCACTACTACGTGTCGAAGTCCGAGAGTCGCTTCGGCGCACGGGGCAAGAGCTATGAGCGACTGCCAGCCCCAGAGATCGAGTCTGCGATCGTCGCGCAGATTCGAACCGTGTTGACCAGCCCGGAGTCTGTCGCGTCGGTGGTGCGCCACATCCAACGCAACGGAGCCCAAATCGACGAGGCGGCGACCGTGATGGCGATGGGGCGCCTGAACGACATTTGGGATCAGTTGTTCCCGGTCGAGCGCCACCGCATTGCCAATCTGATGATCGAGCGCATCGACCTCGTTCACGCCGGGGAGGTGCAAGGCATCAAGGTGAAGTGGCGCGAGATCGGCTGGAACACCTTGATCGACGAATTCGCGCCGCACAACATCGGCGCTGAGATGCTGGAGGTCGAAGCCTGATGGACAAGTCCTTGGAAACTTTCGTGCCGTTGGTGTTCCGCCGCCGTGGTGTCCAGCGCGTGGCCACCGACGACCGAAACGTCCACGACGTCACTCTGCTCGACGGGCTGGCGCGCGCCTTCTACTGGCAGCAATTGCTGGACACCGGCGCGATGACGAGTGGATCGGCCATCGCGAGGGCCGAGAAATTGCACCATTCGGTGGTCAACGAGCTGCTGCGCCTGACCCTGCTCGCGCCCGACATCATCGAAAGAATGATGGCTGGGCGGCAGCCGCGTCGCCTGACCCTGATGTGGTTCCAGCGAAACCGCCTGCCGCTGGATTGGCAGGCGCAACGCCAAGTCATAGCGACCTTCGAGGAGGATGCATGAGCCGCAAGCACCAAGGCCGGGCCAAGGGTGACCCAGTGACGTATCAGACGCCACTGCCCGCCGGTGGTGTCCAATTGGAAACCTTCTTGCCCTGGACGCTGGTGCGCCGGGGGTTGAAGAAACAGGTCATCACGCCTCTGGACGCGCCGCAGGAATTCCTGGATGAAGCGCGACGCGAGCGACTGATGCGCGACGCGGCGCAAGACACGCCCCTGCTACGTGCACTCGGCCTGGCTCATCACTGGCAACGTTTGCTCGACGAGGGCCGATTCGGTTCCATCAGCGAAATCGCGCAGGTTGAAGGAATCGACCTCGGCCGTACCAGCCGGATCGCCCGCTTGGCGCGACTAGCTCCCGACATCGTCGAGGCGTGTATGGCGGGTGAGGAGAATGGGCTGGTGCTGGAGCTCCTGATTCGGCGTGCTTTCCCTGTTGACTGGGGCGCGCAGCGACAAAGGTTGCTCATATCCCGCGAATGACCGCCCTTGACCCCGAAGCGGACATTGTCAGCCGATCAGGTGGCTTGCAGTGAAGACCGCCAGTTGATCGTCGAACGCACGAAGCGGCGATATTGTTCACCTATTCACTTTGCAGCTGGTCCATTCGCCCTCAACACGTCTCGAATGTCCGCGGCGAGCCGGTCCCACGCGAACTCGTCTGTTGCGCCCCCGCTCAATTGACCGCTAAGGAAGAACGTAGCGCGTGGAGCTGCTGCCCAGCGATAAGTTCTTCGCCATGTGTCAGGCACCAGTCGCAATTCATCCCTTAACCACCTCGCTGCGCTCGCGTTGGCAATCAGCACGATCTCCGGATCCAACACCCGAAGCACTTCCGCGTAAATCGATCTTTGGGCAGCGATGAAGCACGCAACTGACTTTTGGTCTCGATGCCGGCCTAAGGCCTTCAACAACTCTTGCTGATTGGTCGCACGAAGAGGCAATACATCGATGTGAGTTGTACTCGCATGCTCCACTCCGATGTCAGAGCTGAATCTCTCGAAGTAAGCGAAGTACGGGTAGTTCACTCGAGCATGCGCCTCAAATGCGCGGAGCCGCTCCATACGAGAGGTAACGTCCCCATCGGTAATGCTTTCTGTCCACTCGAAGTAATGAAGTGGGCAGTCGACGTGATGGGCATAGGCGGTAACCGCTGCCATGTTGAAGGACGGGTTGATTCCGCTGTAGACCACTCGGACGGAGTGATTGATGGCCGGCAATATCAGAGGGAAGCGCTCGGTGCCCGGAACTCCCTGAATCGGACAACCATGCTCCCGCCAGACAGAGATGGCACCCCAGTTGTAAAGGTCTGCAGGCATTCCCAAATCGTACTGCCAGATGAGGATTCGAGGTTTGACCAAAAAACTTGGGCGAACGGCCGCACCCTGTTCTGATCGCGTCCAGTGACTGTTCGCAAGCTCGGGGATACTTGGGCCCATGTTGCCCCTTGTCGACCCTTATCCACTTTCCGGCCGGCCTTACACGCAAATGGAGCTCGCCATGGCTCAGTTGGAAGGCCGCATCTTGCCCCAGCCCCCGATCGCCCATACCGCTGTGGATCTAGCATTAAGGATGGCAGATGAGCCGGCAGCCAACGATCTGCCGAATAGCCTTCATGAGGCGCTCAAGACTTCGCACGCATATAAGGTCTGGAAAACAACCATGCCTTCACTCGCGCAAGTGCCAGCGCTTCATCGTTATCGGAATGAGCATCCGCACTACGATGCGTCTGCGCTTTATTCGGAAATCGTCGCTCATGGCAAGCCCCTCCCCCCAGGACAATTGCTCTTTCACGGCGGGGTTTGGCCGTGCCCGGAGCCAATTGGGGTCGGTCAGGTCCTCACTACAGACAGAGTGCTTTCCACCAGCCTTTGCCCGCAGGTTGCCGCCCTCCATGCCACGTACCATGCTGGCGGGGCGCTCTGGCTCATTCAGATCTCACCGAGTGGAGCGAGCAAGCCAGCCTTCGTTTTCAACAGCGATCGGCGACAGAGGCTGAATCACGAACATGAAGTCGTCATTGCTCCAGGCGCTACGCTGACCTGTACCAGTGTTTGCCGCCGCAATCGCATGCTCGCGATCGAGGTACAGCTCACCTAGGTACACGACCGCTTCTGACCGCACGCCGTCGGGGAACCACTGCCTGTCTGGCGTTCTATTCTCTGTTCTCGGTCGCCTGCGCCCGACCAACTCACAATCGCAACCGGCAGGCCGGAAACCCGCGCCAATTCAGGCTTCGGGGTCTTGAACGCACAAGAGCCAAACAGAGAGCAGAGAGAGAAATGCGGGGAAAGTGACGCCGGAAACGAGGTCGGCGACGAGGTCGCGCTCAAGAGCGCATGGCGCGAAACCGCGCCGACACTGGCGTTCCGGGCAGAAAAAAGCCCAACCGATAAGGGTTGGGCTTTCACATTATGGTGGAGCTGGCGGGAATTGAACCCGCGTCCGCAAGCCTTCTTCGCACAGTTCTACATGTGTAGCCGTCTGATTGAGTCTCGCCTCCTGTGCCGCGCAGCGGCACGCTACACAGGACGCCAGTCACCTATTTTCTCGTCCCCTGCCAAGTGACCCGGCACAGGACCAGCCTATGAA